TGATAGACCATTGACCGACCTCGGAAACGCAATAGCTTCGGGCGGTAACGAATCGAATTCATCCCTAAACCTATCTATGTAAGAAATGAGATCTTCTTCAGTATTTGTCATCATAATTGTCAGGGCTTCCTTAATTGCCTTGCGACAAGGGGCAGGAGTGGATGACTTCACTGCCTCAATACCCATCATTTTCAGTTTAGGTTCCTTATAGCGGACACCTTCACTATCCCACACGTTGAGAATGTATCGCTTCTTGGCAGTCCAGATGCCACGGTCAGCGATGTTCTCACGCTTCATCTTCATTTTTTGTTCATATGCCGAAACATAATCCGCAAGTTCCTGATAAGAGGATTCGATGAATGGTTCCAACTTTTCTTGACAGATCTTGTCAAGTATCCCCACAATTGCTGCTTTGTCGCCAGACTTAGCACCAAAAAATTTATCAACAAGAGGTCCAAGGTTAAGATAGATTGAGTCAGTGTCAGATGCAATGACATAATCAACCTCCTCCGTTTGCAAAAGTTTATTTAGATACTGATTGACTTTGTTTTCAATCCAACGTATAGAAACTTGACCAGAAAGGGTGATTGCCTCAGCATTTCGTAAGTCATAATACCTAAAATACTGGTTACCAATGGCACCATAAGCACTGTTCAGTTGGATCTTACGTGCCATCTGGATGTTGTTGTACTTACTGATTGCCTTGGTCAACTCCTGGGATGGATTCTTTTCATACTCCTGCTTTGCCATCAGCATGAGTTTCTTGGACTGCACACGTTCATCGTAGATCTTCTGCATCATCTCAGGCAGGAAACCGTGGATGTCCTTACGGTATTGTGAACCGTTGGCACAGGTTGCATACTGTGGATTGATGGTCAGTTCTTTGTTGAGGATCCTTTCAACAGATGCGCTGGGATGTCTTTTCTCACAGAGGGTCTCTGGTGAGATATTGTACTGCATAATGAGGTGAGGATAAAGACTATTAAGGTCAAAAGACACAACCCAGTCATACCTTCCAGGAATCGGTTCCTTGACGTAGGCTCCTGCGTATTTTTCATTCTTGCTACTTCTCTTTGCTGGGGGAACAACGAGATTACGATCTCTGAGGAAATTATAGATCAAAGTATCCCACATGCGTACCTGAAAGTACACATCCTTCATATTAACCTTGGCGTCATATGCAAGAGCAATGGCAAGATCGATGAGTTTCATCTTCTCTTCAAGGCGTAGAACAAGTTCCACGTCAACGATGTTGTAGTCGATGAACTTCTGCCAGTCACGAGTGTAGAACTCCTTGAAGTTCTCGAACTCACTGTGATCCAACTTGTTCTGCCCCAGTTCCACAAAGGCAATGTGGTCAAGGCGATAGGATTCTTGGTTGGTGTACGTGAACTTCTTGTAGAGATCAAGATAATCCAGGACATTGATGCCAAACATGTTGTACACAATGTTTGTGCGACCCTTGATCTCGATCTCCTCGCGGTGGACGATGCCCCAGGGAGACATCATCTTCATCTCCCTGTCGCCAAACAGGCGCTCCAGACGACCGCAGATGTACGGTACGTCATACAGTTCTACATTCCACCCCGTAAGAACATCTGGGAAAGAATTAACCCAATGGTCAAGAAAACTACGAAGCAGATGTTCTTCATCGTCGCATAAGATATACTCAACGTCTTTGCGATCCGTGTCATAGGGTCGAGTGCCCCATACTTTAATCCGTTTTGTAGCATAGTCCTGGATTGTAATGCTGAGAAGAGGTTCCGCGCATTCCTGCACGTTAGGGAAGCCATTCTCACATGCCACCTCAATATCAAGAGATGTAATCTTAAGACTTTTAAGGTCATAGTCAACCTCACCAGGAAACTCTTCCGAGATGAACTGGTAGAGGTAACGGTCATATCCATGGACATCGAACCCTTCTACGTCACGATACTTATCGATGAACCCTCGTGCCTCACGAACAGATTCAAACTTGACAGGTTTTGCATACCGACCATCCAAGGTCTTGTACTGGGTCTCCTTGTCGGTGACGACAAAAAGGGTCGGAGAGAACTTGAACTTACGTTGGATACGCTCCAGAAGACCTCCAGGACCCTCCTCGTAACCGATGTAGAGCAAGTTGTCACCGACCAGTTGGACGTTGGTATAAAAACTCATTTAGTCACAGATTCATACTTAGCACGGATCTCCTCCGTGGGTTCCACAATTGTAGCAAGCGTCTCGGAATAAAGCAAGATGTCCGTGTCCACTGTATGAAGTGGCCAAGGTTGCAAGGTGCCATCATCTTTGACCAGATAGGGGTCCTGCAGGTGGCAGGACGGTTCTGCATCTAACTGCTCAACTTTGCTGATCAGGGTCATCCCCGTTCTCAGAATCACCAAACATACTTCCATCATCATCCTCCAAAATTTTCTCTGCTTCTGCAAATAATGTATCTAAATCAAGTTCTTCTTCACATGCACCAGCAATCATTTCTTCATGCCTCTTGAAGTTCTCTTCGTAGAACTCTTCTTTGATTGCACTTAGATATTGCTCTGCAATAGAATCCAACGGGTCATATGCAGTGAGTACATGGTGACCTGGGAGAAAGAAGTCTTTCTCTTTACTCAGCGGTGCCCAAGGGAACCAAGAAACTTGATATCCCTTCTCCCTATCAATCACAATACCACCATCAACATTGGATACAATATCCAATCGAAATGGTTTGTGTAGATGGAATCCAATCGGTTGCTTAGTATCTGGATCCATCATCTCCTGCACTTCGCAGATGACTTCCTCACCAGATTTCAATAGCAAAAGTTTTACACTCATTCAACGTCACCGCCCATCTTACGAACATTATCAATGTATGTATCACGAAGACTGGGGACGGGTTCGAGAATGGTGACAACATAGTCGGTGCTTACTGCCATACGAACATCGGAAGTCAAAGCATTCCAGGGTTCATAGTTGACCCTAACTTCAGGATCTGTTACCAAACCAGTCCCGTCAAGTTCAGGTTTTGTGTAAGTAACTTTGTATGGATAATTGAAGACATATGCCTTACGCTCGTTGGTATCCTTATCGACTGCTTCCTGCAGATCGGTCAGAATGCTTTCACCAGTCATGGTGACAATAACTTTAATTCTGTCAGCGTTTACCATAGTAGAAATTAGTTTTATAAAGATTATAAAAGAGGGACTGACAGATGTCAATCCCTCCTATTCTAGCACGTAATCTTACAGGTAGTCCTTACGTGCGTGGTGCTCAGGGACGTGCTTTCTGAGTGTAACTGACAGAAGACCATCCTCAAAGACAACATCATCAACCTTCCAGTCCTCAGTGATCGTCCAGGATCTAGTGAAGCTGCGTTGAGCTACACCCTTGTGACTGTACTTGGTTTCAGTTTCTTTGTCTTCCTTCTGTCCTTCTACAAACAGTTTGCCGTATTCGGTATAGACAAGAACTTCCTTCTTCTTGAATCCCGCAAGAGCGATTTCAAGTCTTGTCTCTACGTTACTTACCTGAGCAACATTGTAGGGTGGATAGTTGGCAGTTGTAGAATGTAGTGTGTTAATTCTATCAAACCAATCATCATACCCAATAGCATTTCGAGCAATCTTGTCCATCAAACCAGACAGATCACCCGCAGTCCAGCGTGTGACTTCCATATGTGGTACTCCTTTAAAAGCGAGTTTACGTTGTAAGGATCCTTTCGGCATCCACTACTATTTAAACACAAAGACATAAAAAAAGGAAGGGGGAAAACCCTTCCTCTTTGTTCGGTTATCAGGACTCTTCTTCGTCCTCGGTATTATCTTTAGGACCACCGTGGATAGGATCTTCCTTCCACTTCTTCCATTGAGAATTGTCTTTCTCCATACCGATAGATGGATAGCTAAGCATCTTCATCTTACACAAAATATTGTAGTTGTCGATAATGTTTTGAAGGATCAAAACATCCATTTGAGGACCAGCAGTCTTTAGAATGTAATCAGCAACTGTAAGATTGGGAAGAAGCTCATTCAGATAGTAAAGGAATCCTTCACGCTTCTTACCATCTCCCACATAGTTATCAACGAAGTGGTAGGTTGCAGCAAGACCAAGGATCATGCCACCATTAAGAGGCGAATTCCAACTGTTGTCATCTGCTGCATTGTGAACTTTGTACAGATCAATTGCAGTCTTCGTGAGAGTATTGCCGTACTTGGTGATAGAAACTTTCAGCTTGTCATAACCATGGACGGCGTTGCTGCCATCATCGGGAGCACCGATACCCTCAACATGAACATTGAGACTTTGGAAACTCTCTTCGATGTCGAGAGCATACTTCGCGCCTTGAGCGATGTCAGAACGCAACTTTGCGACTGCACTTACAGTGTTCCTCAAAGAGTTGAAACGCTTGAAGTATGCCGCTTCTGCTTTCTCGCACTGAGCAATGGTGAAGTCAGAGGGGTGGTATTGAATCTGACAAGGCAGTTCAAAGTTCTCTGGATCCTCAACATAGGTTGCTGCGAGGACTGTGGTGTGTTGTCCATCGACAACCATCTTGTCACCGTTTGGACGTTGGAAGACCGAGAGAGGCTTAACAAGAAGGGGATCAAACTCCTTCGCTTTCTTGATAAACCCAAGGTTGATCAACCTCTGATACTTGGGATCAACGTTAAGGTCTTTGATGGGAACGTATACAACTTCCAAGAACTGTTTACGTTCAACTTTCTTTCTTACTCCTGAAATACCCTGTGCGATAAATCCAGCAACAAGGGACAGGACATTCATAACCGCTTCAAGCGGCTTAGTCAGTTTAGCCATGGGATTTCTCCGTAGTGTTTTTGCAGTTCCTAGCGGTGTTTCACGCCTTACGGAACTGATATATTTATAGCACAAAAAAAGACCCCTGTCAAGGGGTCTGTAGGGTGTTCCGACTTGTAGAGTGACCGCACGAAAGGTCACATGTCTATTTATGCTGCGGTGGTCGGTTTCTTACCGATGTTGTACTTGCTTTCCAACGTCCACTCACCCTTCTCTTTGTACGAAAGAACTTTGATCTGACTAAGTGGTGCAACATCAGCAACACTTTCCTTCACTGTGATAGTGATCAGACCCCAGTCCGAAAGCAACTGCACAATGCGATTGCGACGCTGAACATCATTGATGCTCAGGTTTGCTTTCTTACCATCAAGAGCAAACAACTCTTTGAAGTGAACGATATAGTAACGACCCTGCTTGTGTAGGATGTGGCAGGATTGATACAGTTTCTTTTCTTTACGGGAGGCAACTCCGATTCTAGTTAGTGTCTCACGAACCTTCAGGAAATCATCTGGTTCTTTGAGACTCACCTCCACCATGCTGTCAGCGGTCCATTTGACCTCTTCAGAGATCGCAGTCATCTTTTTCCTCCCATGTCATATTTGTTTCTAAGGATTTCAAGTTGGGTTTTGGTAAGAAGATTAAGGGCGATCTTTGCTTTCTCGTTACTATAACCATAGTGCCGTTTAACTAGATCCAGATCTGCGATCTGTTCTTTCTTCAACCAAGGCGAGAAACGTTTACGTTTTCTCAACGTATTTATATAGAATTGATACTGCATGTCCTTGTCGAGATGAGCGTTGAGGTTCATCTCGTTTGCAAACAGGATGGCATCAATCTGTCCAGACAGACATCTATTGACGATGTAGGGAGGGTAGGAGGAGATACAGTCAGGATCCTCCTCCAAGTAGTTTTCTTTTGTGTGGTTAACAGAGTTGAGCCAGTCTTTAAGTTCTTTCTTCATAAGAATGTTCTGATCGGACCAGTAACTCCAGTTCTGTTGCTGTTGATTCTGTAGATGCATACAGAACCATTCTTCAATGTCACATGCACTTCATCACCATTGATGATTGCTGTCTGAGAGTTTGGGCAGAACGTTGCCATTCCCCCACGTCTCGTGTGATACAGTTGACAGTACCCGCTAGGGAGTACACGAACCCCTAAACTTCCCATAATTAGTTAAAATCAATTCACGACGTTGTTTCTGATCCGACATGTATGTGCCTGTGGATCTCATAGTATAAGTGTGCTCGTAATCATACTGACACCATTCAAGGAACCTCTCGATGATATCGGGGTGATCGTTGTAGGAGATCATGACGTTGCATAGACATGCGTCCATCACGTCAGCGAAGCGAGCATGGTCAAACCCTTTGTGCATCTGACCTTTGTTTCCGTAGAGAACATCCTTGATGTTGTACGGAGGATCTGCATAGATGAAAGTTAACTTCTCATCAGCAGCAAGTTCTTGGTAGTCAAGGTTAGTGATCTTCCAGTTCCGAATTAGATACGAGTAATCCTTCAGTTTGAGGATCCCTCGCATTGTGAAGTTATTGTCGGAGGCTTGTTTGGAGAAGGAGGAAGATTCAGTAAGACCAGAGAAACTGCACTTATTAAGAACATAAAAAGCAATAGCTCTATCCGTGTTACTTTGCGTTCCGTCATTGATTACATCCTTTGCTTGAAGGAATAGACCGTGGGCAGAACCTTGATCTGGAAATCTAGACTTCAGTTCTTGTAGTTTGCGTTGCAGTTCGTCAGGGTTATCCCGAAGAACTATCCAAAAATTATACAGTGGTTCATATAGATCATTGACCCAGATAGGAACATCCTTGGGAAGACGCTTGGTCATCTCAAGGGCGACGCTACCACCACCGAGGAACATCTCTCGATACTCTGTGATCTCCCTGCTGGGGAGATACTTGAGAAGTTTGGTCAATGCCCTAGACTTTCCTCCAGGGTATCTTAGCGGGGTCTTTAGAGATTTCATTTGAATTGACACTCAACCATAATTTCAGTGAGTGCTGCCAAGAGATTGATTTCACGATCAGCAACAAAGGCAGACTGGTATTGATACTTACCAATGATCAGAACTGCTTGGGGAATGCTCTGAGGAACGAGACAATCGTATAGAGAATCATACACGGTCCTAAGGATCACATTCGGGTCATTGTCAAGATTAGAAACAATCCACTTGCGAACAACAGAGAACTCTTTGTTCTTAAGTGCCTTGACAAGTTCACCAAGTCGAACTTCACTCAGCGCCGCCAGAATGCCAGTGTCAATTGTCCCCGAGGAGGAGTAGCGTTGGAGTTCGTTGAGAACCCTTCGGAAGTCTGGGAAGTGCTTTTGAATAACTTCTGCTGCAACTTTCGGGTCATACGAAATGCCCTCGCTCTCAAGTATAGTCCTGACACGGTTGAAAAATTCTCCTGCCAGTTGTACTTTTGCCTTACCCTTGATGCCGAAGTCGATGACTGAGCACCGAGAGTGGAGGGGAGCAATGATTTTGTTCTTGTAATTACAGGTGAAGATGAACCTGCAGTTGCCAGCAAATTCCTCAATAGACGCCCGTAAGAGGAGTTGTACGTCGTGGGTCGTATTATCTGCTTCGTCAATGATGATGACTTTGTGTTTAGCAGTTGACGTAAGCGATACGGTCGAAGCGAATTGTTTCGCATGGTTTCTAACAGTATCAAGGAATCGACCTTCGTCGGATCCATTAATGACATAGTAATCTACTCCAAGTTCATGACAAAGTGCTTTGGCAACAGTGGTCTTACCAATACCAGCGGTGCCACAAAGAAGAAGGTTGGGGATCTCCCCACCATTAACAAAGTTTTGGAATACATCTTTGGTCTCTTGAGGCAAGATGCATTCCTCAATAGTTTGTGGGCGGTACTTTTCCACCCACAGAAAATCATCCTTCATACTTAGAATCAGGTTCAAGTGCGATCAAATATTCAAGGTCCAGGGTTTGGTGCCTGAACAGAGAAGCGTTATGCTTACTCACAATAACAGAGTATCCGCCAGGAAGCAACTTCAGATTCTCAACTTTGAAGTTGAAACAGAAGGAGACATCGGTTTCACCAACGCTCACTGCATAACTGTTGGATGTATCATTCTTCTTGTCGCGGACAACAAGATCAATCTTCTCACCGTCACCAACAACGGAGAGGTCTTCGATTTGATAAACACTCGCTGCCTTGATGATGTTAGAAATATCATTAGCAGACACCAGGAAGCAAACATCTTGACTAGGAAGTTCTACTTTCTTTTCGGGTGGAGTAACAATGGTCGAAGGATCAGCAAAGAAATACCGAGAGGTGTTCCTGCTATCTTTGATAGTCACATAGTTGGGGTGACTAAAGTCAAACTCAGGGTCATTGAAAAGGGAAAGACCAGAGAGAAACTCACTCAGATCATAGATCGCAAAGTCACGAGGGAACTCTTCTTTGATCTGAGAACGACCCAGAATGTTTTTCTGGATCGAAAGCGTGGAGAGTTCGGTTCCTTTCTTGAAGCAGATCGACTGATTGATCGAAGAGAAGTTTCTCAGAATGTCGAGAGTGCTTTTAGAAAGTTTCATAGGATTCACGTACTGCGTTTTTGTCGTTGAAGTGGAGGAGAAGAACTGCGTAGTGCAGGATCTTCATAATATCACGGCGGGCGGTGCCCTTCTTATCATAGCGCGAAGCGTACTTCAGGATATTACTCCGACAGAATGCTTCACCATCTCCACAGGATTCAATCAGATCCAGAGTTTGAATGCCACCACTGGAGTAGTGTTGGTTGTAGGTGTTGTTGATGTACTCCAGAAGTTCTTTTACAATTTGATCTTCGTCGTACTTGTACTTGCTGGTGTTGATAGTGATGTTGTCTTCTCCAATTTTTACACTGTAGTAACTGTCGTAATCAACGACAGGATCGCGGTCATAGTTCAAAACAATTTTGTCGTCTTCCATAGCATCATAAAGTAAGGACCAGGCGTTAACCATAACAGAAAAGGAAATCGTTTACAAGAGATTCTGCTTTTTCTTTCCCGAAGGTGCTAGATAGATATCCCCCAACGGGATCTAGTCTAGTCATGTATTTGTCAAAGTCAGAATAGACGGTTGTGTCTGTGCCTCTTGGCATTTTACATTCTAACATATCCTTGTAGATGGTCAAGTATTTTTTGAACATCTCAAGATGATTGTTGACCTCAGACATCGTACACTTAGCAACGTAGATGTTCTCAGAGAAGTGGTTGCCAGGTTCAAAGAACCGATACTCACCCTCTGCCTTAGGGAGATCTGGATGAGAGAACAGATAGTTCTCTACTGGGTGTTGGAAGTCAAACACCAAGATGACTTTCTTATCAAAGAAACCCATCAGATCCATTCCGAAACAGGGTAAATTCTCACCCGTCTTGGGATAGATGATGTTGTTATAGATGCAGGACTTCTCGTTCCAGATGTTGACTTCCCTAGACTTGAGAATGCATTCGTTGCTGTAGATCTTGGCGGAAAGGGAGGTGCCTTTGTCCTCCCAGTCTGCCCAGTCACAGATGTTCTCAAGGTCAGGGAAGGTTTCCCACACTACCTTCCTGTACTCCAGCCACAGATCCTTCATTGTTCTCTCCAAAGTTTACGTTTGCATCAACCTTATCATACAGTTCTTGAAATGCCTGCTTAGTCTCGTCGTCGAAGCGGTTGATGCAGGTGGTCACTGCCTTGGCACGATCACCGAAGATCTCGTATGCCTGAACGATGTGAACCAGACGACGGGTGCTGATGATCTCATCAATACCACCATCATAGAAGGTCTTACGGATGATGTCTGCCCAGTCGCACAGGCGCTGGTTGAACTCAGAATCGCTGCAGAGGCGATCAAGGATCTTCTGCTCAGTCGCAGGGGTGGGGTAGGACTGCTCGAAGGTCACAGGGAAACGCTCAAGGAATGCTTCGTTGAGGACGTTGGTGCCCACGAAGCGACCGTCGTCAGAACCCTTACCCTTAGTGTTAGCGGTAGCAATCACAGTGAAACCAGCAGCAGGTTTGACATAGCGACCGATCTTCTTGAGGAAGACACCCTTGCCTTCTAGAATGGACTGCAGGCAAAGGATCTTGTTAGAGGCGAGGTCGATCTCGTCCAGAAGGAGCACTGCTCCACGCTCCAGTGCTTCGATGACGGGACCGTTATGCCATGCAGTGTTCCCATCAACAAGCCTAAAACCACCGATAAGGTCATCTTCATCAGTCTCAATAGTAATGTTTACACGGATCAACTCACGACCCAGTTGGGCACATGCCTGCTCAACACCAAAGGTCTTACCGTTGCCAGAGAGACCAGTGATGAAACAGGGATAGAAGATACCAGACTTGATGATCTTTTTGATATCCGAGAAATTCCCGAACGGTACAAAAGTATCGTCTTTCTGAGGAGTAAGGTCTTGAGTTTCCCGCTCGGTAACAGCGATAGGGCTCTCCTGGTAGGTCTGCTCAAGACGCTCACGCACCGTCAGATTCCAAGAACCACGCTTGACTTTGTACTGCTCAAGATGACGAGTAACCGTGGGGTAAGAGACACCACGATCACGAGCAAATGCTTTCACGTCAGCAGCGGTGATCTCGTTGCCGAACTGAGAGCGAAGTTCGTCGATGAAGTTGGAAGTCATTGGTGGTTGCCTTGATTGGTATGTATATAAGATACACGAAAAAACCCGCCTCTGGGGCGGGCGTGGACAGTTTGCAAAGTGGTCATACCCAGGACGGTTTGCGATCTGGCATACGCAGATAGTTATCCTTAACCCAAGGTTTGGATGCAATGTACATTTTGTACGCCTCGATCGTACTAATTGTACGATCTAACTTATATTCATCTGGCATGGCACGAACAAAGGGAGTAACTCTATCAAGCTTACCTTTGGGAAACAAATAGTATGCTTGTATTAGTGTGTTCTGGCATGAGTGGGTTTTATTGTACCTAAGAGTATATTCGTCACACAGATTCAATCCCCACTTGATGAGCCAGTAGGCGTTATCCACGGTGTCTGCCGCCCACTTTGTACACGGATGATTGCGGAAGGCACCCTTCTCTGTCTTATAGGGCGTCCCGTCCGCCTTTCCCAAAGTTCCGTAAGAGTGATACCAAGGAGAAGCAATAATGCTAAGCATTTGACAACACTCCAACGGCATCTTAACGATATGTTTGTCAGGAAGGCAAATCGCACTTTCAGCAGGGAATGGATGTGTTACGAATATGTTCATTCTAAAGGTCGTACAAATTCATTACAGATAATGTCCGTCGCATGGAGGACCATCTTCATATAGTCTACTGCCTTTTTGGGTTCAGTGTGGTCACCGCAAGTAAAAACGTCACACACTGCCATACCCAACTCTGGCCAAGTGTGAATGCTGATGTGACTTTCAGCAAGCATTGCCACACAAGTTACACCCTGAGGATCAAACTTGTGTGAGTTGAGAGCAAGAAGAGTTGAATTACATTGCACGGATGCGTGATAAACAACGTCTCTAATATAACTCTCATCGTCAATAAGAACTGAAGAACAACCTTTAAGTGTAAAAAGAATGTGTCTCATGCGATGCGCTCAATAAAAGAAGAAAGGATTTTTTTGTTTGTCTTTTTAGCACCCAAGGACTTCTTGAATGCAGTACGAATTTGAGACTTGGATGCGTCCTCAGCAACTTCAAAAGAAGAATCTGCAGACAGAGCATTCACATGCATCGCATACTGAATGGTGTAGTAGGAGGAGAGGCAAATGAAAGATTTGTTCTTTCTCCAATGGGCATCAGCTTTCTCGTATTCATTATAATTATACCCCAAACACTGCCGTTTGAAACGTGACCACTCTCCGTTGGACAGCAAACGGATGTTCATGAACTCACACTCAGGGAAACGATCCCGAAGTTGAGTGACAAAGACATCAGTCTGGTCATAAGATCCGTCAAACTCATAGGTCTTTCCAGTCTTACGATCCCGAAGGAAGGTGTCATTGTTGATGCGAGAACGGATGTAGGTGTAACCATTACCGTTGTAACGCTTGACCTTCTTCATGTAACAGACAGGATAACCTTCACCGTCAGTCAAGTTGATGACATGAATTTTCTGAGCACCAGTGCGTTCTTTGAACTCTGGAATCAGAGTGTTCATGGCAATCATTGCCTCATTGAGGGGAGTGCCAGAGAGGGTGAACTGGTAAGGACCACCAGGCGAATGCACGGGACCCCAGTTGCCAGCAAGACGGAACAGGTTCCGAGCATGTTCCTCATGGGCCTTGTTGTT